GATAATGCCAAGCTCTTTGTACTGCTTTTTAAGCTCTTCAATGTCAGGGCTTGCGGGTATTGGGCTTGCCAGCCTTAATTTTACGCCCCTGCTGATTGTCGTACTCATAGATTCTTTGTTTATGGCCCCGATGGAATAAAATTTCGTACTGCTCCGGTGTTGCTTCTGGTACGGTGTAGGGTAGGGCAGGAGGTGAGGGCACAACCTCAACGCCGGCCCCCACTCCTACTTCAACCCCATGAACCATAATTCGTACCGGATTGGCAATGCAATAAGGCGTTGGCCCGTATGTTTTCATCTTTCAAAAGTTTTGACTTCGGCTTCACTCGCAAGTGGTGTAACGAAATTACGCACGTCGCAATACCTCACACCAATGCTACCGCCCCCGGTTTCTCCGCAAATGCGTTCAATTTGAAACTGCATCCCGTATTTGGCGAGTTTGGTTTTGAGTTCGTTGAGTAGGAAATGTGCGGCCCATCTCACAGCGGTTTCGTTATCGTCATTCACACGCAAGTAAAAGCCCCGGTTTGCCGTGAAATAGCCATACACAACGCTCATAACTTCGTCTTGCGCCCATTCGTAGCCGTTGGTATAGACTCGAATACTGATGTTGGTAAGTGTTGTGGTTTGGCTTTGTTGTTGGCCTTCGGTTTGCCAGTACATGTAAAGCTGATCAGTAGGGGGCATTGCGTAGGATTTCCATTCATAGTAGCCCTTAATTGGATTGGTCGGAGCGTTCAGGGTTTTGAATGCGACGGAGGGCGAATAAGCAGACTCAACGGCCCCGCATTTGACTTGACACTGCAATTCATAAACGGTGCCCGGCTTCAAGTCTGTAACCACGACGTTGTTCCCCTTGTATCCAGTCACGGCCCAAACGCCCGTGTTAAAAATCCTGTACCTGAATTGGTAATTATCCGCTGTCACGGTGGTGTTGAGTACGGCCCCGCTGGAACTTACGCTTTTTGCGCTGACCTGGGAAGTATTCGGAGCTATGCAAGTTGGCGTTGGGTCAGGTGGCGGCGGTGGACTTGATCCAAGCAATCTGGAAAATAGGTGGTAGCCCCAGCCGTTGTTTTCATCGCGGCCCGTTGGCGGTAAATCCTGGGCATTCGTTCGCATGTGTGCGATAACCTGGGCCGCGTTCCAACTTGGATTAACAGAAGCCACTACGGCGGCAATGCTGACAGCGTGTGGCGTTGCCATACTGGTTCCGCTCCAAGCCCCATAGGTTTGATTGGTGAGCGTAGAAAGGATGTTTGTACCTGGTTCAATAGCCCACGATTCAGGCCCCCATGTTGAGTACGAATCTTTTACAATGGTGGTGCTTGTTTGCTTACCTGCTGCAATGGCGTAATTACTTGGATGATTGGCGGGGTAATTTACACCCCGGCCTGAGCTATTGCCATTGGCGCAAAATACGATGATACCAAGTGCGGCTGCTTCGGTGAATACTTGGTCAAGTGGAGCGTACCCCGTCGTGCCTCCACCCAAAGAATAATTCCAAATGCAAAACCCGCCTTCCTCAATACGGCGGCGGCAATCTTCCAAGTCGGCTTTGGCGGCGTTGTAGATGTCCACAATGGAACCGCTGCCATTATTGGCAAGGACTTTGTAAAACTTGATTTTGATTTTACCAGCGTCAACCAATCCCGCTGCCGGCGCAATCAAACCGCCTTGAGGGTTCCCGGCAATGGTGCCTCCTACGTGGGTAGCGTGGCCGTGACCGTCAAGTAGTCCGCCGCCTTCGCCACTCACAAAGTTTTTTCCAAAAAGCGTAACGCCTTTAAGGTCGTTGTGGTCAGGCAGCCCGGTATCAAATACCGATACAAAGATTTCGCGTTTGGCTGCTTTGGCTATGGCTTCGCGGTATGCACCCCCGCCCACAAACTGAGCGCCCCAAGACTGCGCGGCCAATGGTGAGGTGATAACATTGCGCACAAACACGGGGCTTTCCCCCGGTAGAACTCCGACATAATCAGGGTTTTGGATTGCTTTTTTAAACTCCCGAACTTCTTTTTTAAAGTCCTGGGCAAAAAGCAAAAAAGGCCATACGGCCAACAACATCAATATCTTTTTCATTTGGTTCTTTTTTTAAGGATAATGATTCGGTGTGGGGCATTTTCTTGGCCGCCAAACCAACAATTTATTTCGCGTCCTATCTTGCCTTTTTTGCCGACGATGTCAGGCATGGTAAAACTGTTTTCTGCAACAACTCCACTTGCTTCTATGGTTTCGTAGATGTTGCCCGTGGAATAGTTTGGGATCATGGTATAGGTTGCGACTTGGTTGAATCCTACTGCGTTCACGGGGTCGGTATGGTGTACGGCAACACCTTGGGAATGGTGGTAAAAAGTGAGTTCTATTTTTCTGGACTCAATCCCATACCGCCACCCCATCATGCACGAGTTTTCCCGCGCTCCGATTTCTTCAAAGCTCCAACCCCCGGCCTTGTTGTAATCGTACTGGTTTTCGGCAATGCTCCCGTCGCTGTTGTAGAAAGTGTACTTGCAAGAGCTGTCGAACATCACCTGAATTTGGAATATTCCAGGGTATTTTCCGAACTGTACCGCCGTGGGATCGCTCCGATGCCAGCCTTTTGGGTGCGTGTAAACCTTCCAATCGTGATCCATACGGGTGATGGAGCACGAAAACAGGAAAGCGGCTATTGATAAGAGTACGATTATACGCTTCATTCGTCCGTTTTTTTTGAGGTGTTGGGTAAAATCCGGTCTTTAACCTTGCTCCAAAGGTTCACGCCCGTCACGGTTTGGACATTTTCGGAGATGCTTTTGAACTCAACTGCTGCGCATAGGATGCTTGCGAGGTACAAAATCGGCTCTGATACTGGCAATCCCTTGAGGAATATTTCATCCATGATAAAGGCCGCTGCCATCAGGTAGAAGTACGACGCAATTTTGCCAACTGAGCGCCTCATGCCTTTACTGTTGATCTCTTCGCCCCGGTGCCTTGCTGCTTGTCTACCTGTGCGCATATCAATCACCACAAGAACGCAAACGGCGGCAAACGGTGGCCATGCAGGGGCAATAAGTCCAGAGACAAAAGTAAGTGCCCACGCAATGCCAGGCCATAAGCCGGAAAACATGGAGTTAAACACATCCCTAATTTCAAGAAACATTTTTGCAAAACTGATTCTCATAGATTTCATAGTTGTCGGGGGACTTATTACGAAATTTATTTAAAGCCTAAGTTTTCGATTGCGAACTTATCCGACTTCAACACCTGCAATGTGCGGTCAAAGCTTACCCATCGGCCCCGGTTGCCTTGAATCTTGTAGATCGTGGTTTTGTTTCCTTTGGCGGGTAGGTCGGTAACTTCAATCCTGGCATCGCCCCAGAACTTCATCGGGTAGTTTTGCACAGCTTGACCTGTCCCGGTTCTAATTACCACTTGCCCGTTTGGCCTTCGCAAGATTTGGCAATTGACCGTGGACGTGGTGCCGTTGATATTTGTTCGCAGTCGGTAGTTTCCAAAGAGAGAATCAGCGGCTTCCTTTTCAGCTTCTTGGAAAAAGTCTTTGGCTGTTGCTTTTTTGATTGCGGTGTTAACTCGCTCAGCTTCTTTGTCAATTTGGTTTTGGGTTATCAGTCTTGCCGCAATGTCTGCCAGTTGTCTGCCTGGATTAACTACCAAAGTGTTTTTATAGAAGTTTACCAGTGTTGCGGTGTCCCTGCCTGGGATGTTTGCGCACGGGTTTTTTTCATCCCATCCCACGGGTTTAGCATCCAGTGAGACTACCTTTCCCCTCAGTTTGACTTGGTATCCAACCCACCAAACAACGCTGTCGCACTGGTTTAGATCGGTGTAAAACCAGATTGAATCTTTAACAAAACTGTCCTGGCTGTATGCGAAGACGGGCAATAATGCCAAAATGATCACTTTTAGGAATTTCATATTTTCGGTTTTAGTAAATTTTAATCCATGCGGGAGTAGTGCAAGTGCCGCAATACTTGAATTTTCTTTGTGAACCCGCCACCGCCGTGGTTACAGCAGTCCCAACTATTGTATTACCATTGCCATTTAAAGTAACCACAGAAATTGCATTATTCCAAGTCACTGTTAAAACCTGACCATCAACCGGGCTTGCCGGGAAATCGAATGTAAAACTTGCCTGCGTGCCCCCTTGGTCAACAATGTTATCGCTTATCGTTGAAGAAAATGTTTGAGGGCTTGAGGTGGATGTTATCCGGTTGTAACTTTCGGCTAAAATTTGGGTTGGGGCTGATGCCGTAGCTGTCAACAAACCTCCCGATATAGCAAGCCCGGTTCCTATTCCAAAATCAACTAATGTCCCTTTACCAGCGCCAGACGGAACCCATGCCGCTAAATGAGTAGGTGTTGGTAATCCTATATCTCCAGCTTCTGTGCTGCCATCTCCATATCTATGCGCCTGGATTAATTTGTTGTCGGTTACGGTTAGAATGTCAGCGCCGCCGCTGTCTTCCAGTAGCATTGTTTTATTTGATCCGGTGCCAAGCCCTTTTACGTGCAGCCTTGCGAGAAGTTTATTTGCCTTTCCCGTGTACACCCCAAGCCCATACCCGTGCATCGTAATAACTGTGTCCGCTGTTGAAGACGTGCCGAGTATGAAATAGTTTTGGAATCCTGCGCCTGAGCCATTGCGAAAAGTCATGTCACCTGTTACGCCTCCTCCCCATATTTCTTGCAACCAACCTCGTGAAAACATGAGTTTGTGCGCTTCATTGTCTCGTGCTAGTACTAGGTTCCCGTTCACCTCAAATCTTTCCACACTGGCAAGGGATTGATTGATCTTGAAGTAATCCAATGAATTAGCCCAATCACCGTCTCCCCGTAAAACGTGGCTTGTTGTTGATGCTGTGAATGTTCCGGTGAGTGTGCCTGAACTTGTGACAGGGCTTCCAGATACGGAAAAGACAGAAGGTAGGGAAAGCCCAACACTTGTAACAGTTCCGCCTGTTGCGTTGAGTGTGCCCGATGTGATTGACAACCCAGTGCCAAGGGTCAGCTTACCTATTACATTGTTACCATCAAGCCCAATAATGCTCGTTGGTGTTGCGTCGGTAGTATCTATTCTCGCCCGCCCGTTGACGTGTAATCGGTGAGTTGCGTTTGTGGTATTGATTCCGACTCGACCGATTGAACTGATGCGCATTCGCTCCTGCGTGGTCGCTGCTGACTGAGTTGTGTAAAAGGCCAATGCACCCGAATGGCTACCCGATGTGTTGTTTTCTATTAATGAGCCAAAACGAGCGTAGTCTACTTCTGCACTAGCTGAGTTATTGAAATAAAATGCGAATGTACTTCCATACCCTACCGTATTGTCCGTGCGAGTAAGCTTCATAATTGCAAGTGGAGCAAAAGCGGTGCTAGATGTCTGCCTGAAATCGGCAATAAATGCGTTTGCGGTTGACTGCTGCACAACTAGCTTTGTGGTACTCGCGAATCCATACGAAGCCAATCCTATTAGCAATCTACTATTCGTTATATCCCATTTGAAATTTGCGTTACTCGTTGGCATACCGCCACTAGCAGCCCCGTACATCATTTCACCGCTGGCAAACCCGGTGAATGGCCCGATAAGTACACTTTGCGTTGATGCCCCGTTGAAAATGGTCGGATAGCCTAATGAAGTATTCCAACGAAGATGCCCCGCGCCTGTGCTGGACTGCTGCGCAGATGTTCCCGATGGAATTTGCAAGCCCCCCGTTAAGGCCACAATCATATTTGTACTGGAAACCCTAGCCTCCGAATCGATTATTTGCCCGTTTGCGTCGAAACGAGGGAAATAGCCGCTTGTCCCCCGTGCAAAGGTGGATTCCAGGGCGTAAGCCTTCCTAGTTCCATTGTACCACCTTAACCCATTTTGTGTAGTCTCGTAATCGAAATTACCTTGCACTCCGGTAATAGCATCGGATTGAGCTAGGGTATGGAGAGGGAAAGGTGATGATGATTTTGTGGTTGAACGTGCTGTGAGGATTGATGTGGGAATTTCTGTTGAGGTTCCAATAAGAATATTGCTGTTACTTGTTATTCTACTAGCAAGTGCCCCATTTACTAAGAAATCATGCTTTGCGCCATTGCCTACAAAATAGTTCATGGATGCAGTTGTAATACTCATTCCGTATGTACCCCCAAACATATCAATCATTGGGGTTGTTTGGCTTCCTACAGTGTAGTCAAACTTTAAAGTAGCATTACTTTGCATTCTTAATGCGCTACTAGTTATTTGAACATACCTAGTAGACCCAAGGTAAAAGCCATGAGCAAAGCCAGCTTGAGCAAGATAATCTACTTGTGCTGTTGAAATGCCGAACCCAACGTTGCCACCTGAGCTATACAATCGTATTTTAGGGTTTGCGCCTGCGGCTGAGCTGACTGTGTTTCCCAGGTCAAATAGCGTAGGTGTTGTTGATGCCCCTACCAACCCTGCGCCTAAAGATAAGGTCGGTCTAGTGTCTGTATAATTGAAGTTAGCGTACCCAACTAAATTACTCCCATTGCTCACAGCTATTCTTCCATTTACAATACTCGTAGGCAATGTCTTAGCAAACAATCGCGTAGCCAAACCATTAGGAGATGTAGTGTCTGCTCTCCATGTCTTTCCAGCGTCGATGATGCCGTAGCCTGCTGTGCTTGGGTAGTTCAGGAGCATTGCGGCGGTATCGGAAATTGTGAGGTAGGCTGAAAGGTCGATGGTGGCAAAATCAACCTCACCTGAACTATTGTCGATAAGCTGCAAATATTGGCCATTGGTGGCGGTGCCAGCGTCAACGGCTTTTGTTTTCATAAACAGGAACTCGGTTGTGCCAAAACCATAAGCGCCCATCACAACCCCGTTGCCAGGATCACCCGAACCGCTTTCGTTTGCCCCTAATTGCGCAACTGTTGAAGTCACCGTCCACCCAAGTGTATAAAAAGGATTTGTTGTTTCGTTGCTTACTAGTAAAAAAGAATTGTCCCGTTGTATCTGCATCCAGGCGGTGCCCGAATTTGGCGCAAGTGGGTTAAAGATTAGATATTTTAAAAACGGGTTTCCTGAGCTCCAAGAATGTGTCAAGTCGGAAAAAAGCCCCCCTACTGTATCTTTCATTGTGTTGTACCAATACCTATTCCCCATCTGCATCATTTGGCGAACGCTACCAGAACGGCGGCCCCAGTAAACGGTCGTGTCTCCTGTTTCTGCTGTGAGGTAGTCAATACCAAATTCAGTTTTTGAAAGCGTGTCTTTCATCATCCAGTTGTAGCCTTCGGTAGTGATGGTTGTCGGCTCAATCAAAAAGCCCCCCATGCGAACGGTATCACCCTCAGTGTACAATCCATTTTCAGCTACCACAATAGCCCGTGGACGACACGCCAACAAAAGGTTTTTCATGGTTTCGTAATCCTCAACGGCGCTGAATTTTCGCTTTGTAGGGGTGCCAAATCGACCATAAATCCAAGTTCCTCCGGTGGTGGTGTTTTCTTCTATATTGGCTATCCAGTTTCGATTTATGCCGTAATCCGTTGAACCAACCGTGAAGGGGATAACGATAAATTTGGAACGCTCAAGCACATCATCAAAATCATCCTGAATCCTGATTTGGGTTTCCCACTGTATACCGCCAAAGTTTGGGGCATACTCAACAAATAGTTTGGTGCCTGTGCCGTCCCTGGTGATGTACTGGACAAAGACCCAATCAACGGTTGTGACATTGCCATTTAAAAGGGTGACCTCTAAACAGCATTGGGATAAAACAGAATCGGGCAAAGCTGTTACACTTTGCCCTTTTCCGTTCAACCCTATCATTACCAAAATGAGCGAAACAAAGATAGAGCGCATTGGATGGAATATTTAAGAAGGAAAATCGGAGCGTGGAACGTCAGCAAACAAGGGTGAAAAAAGTTGGTTGCCCTGCCATGCCAGATCGTCGGTGCTGGTGCTGGTGCCCAAATCTCCGCCCTGGTCATTGTGCTGACTGATGCGGAAATTGTCAACTGGACGGGAAAACTCTACGCCGTTCCAGTCTACTCCAATCACCCGCTTTTTGCCGTTGTTGCCAAACAGCACCACAACCAAGTCACAGCACTGAATTGCGTACTGCAAGTTATTGCGGCGGTCACGGTCTTTGCTGTCGAAAATACAAGCGGCATTGCACTCATAAAATCCCGTTGCTGACGTGTAATTGAAATTGTAGGTTGCTCCACGTTTGCGGGGTTCGATCTTCTTCCAGGTGGCCCCGCCGACCATTGTAAAGCCCAAGATTTCCTGATTGGTTTGGTCGAAAAGCAGTGCATCGCTTGCCATATCCGCCCAATCAATCTCAGAGTATTTCGCGTAAAACCCAATGTACCACCCGCCCCGGTCGGCGCAAGTTTCGGAACTGATAAGGTTCTTGGGTTCGCAGATTATTTCTGCCATTGTTTTAGCTTTTAATTGTGAAAGGGAGAGCCGTTAAGCCCTCCCAGATATATCCCAAAAACGATTATAGCGGTACGGTGTATTTGTAACCCCCGGCAATGTACTTGGTGTCGCTGATCGCGGTTGCGCTCAGGGAGTGCGACAAGAACAAGACCTTGCCCAATTCGTCCAGGTCGGTCTTTTGCTGGATCGCTACCGCTACTTCGCCGCTTCCCAATTCAGGAATACGCGCAAAGTTGGAACCCAACTGAATCGTACCGGAAATGGTGAGGTAAGCAAAGTGGCTACGACCTGTCAGCAACTTGTCGTAGTTGGCAACGTCACCCACTGGAATCACTGGAACATTGTCGATGTACATTACATCGTAGGTCTGCCCGTTGGCAGTAATTGCCCGTTGGCTGATCCTTGGTTTGATCTGAACCGCACTTGCGTTAAGGGCCAACAAGTCAGCGTACAACTTTGCTTTCACAGAGTTGGACACAAGGAACATTGGCATGAACGAACGGCCTGTATCGCCTACGCCGCCGTCAATAATCGCCTCTTGCAAATCGTTGGTAGCGGCTGCGAAAATAGCGTCGTACAGCGCAACAACAGAACCCGTAAAGGTTTGGCCGTTGGTAGCGATGTTCTGACCTCCACCGGATTGGATAAACAAGCTATCCAAATTCAAGTGTGCGTACTTGGTGGGATCGCCAGCCTCCAAATCGATAAGCAAATCAATCCAACCCCGACAAGTGCCGATGGTTTTCTTGAAAGCTTCCTCCACATTGGTCGGGGTGCCCGTAACGATGGCGACGGTTTCGGGGTCGAACAACTGACCAGCGGTCAACATCATTCGATTGCCAACGGTGGCGCTCTTCACAATGGTGTTGGTCAATGCCGTCAACGCTGCCTGGCCTGCTGCGCTCAATCCAACTGTGGCCCCGGTATTCCAAGCATGGAAGGAACGGAAAACGCTGTTGTAAAACTCATCGTTGCAAAACTCCAAGTTGAGCTTGGATTTGCAAGGGGTGATGGTTTTGTTGGCGAATCCGTACACGCCTAGCGGTGTCCAGGCGCAAGAGTTGTGCGGCTGCCAAAGGTGTGGCTCACCTGTTGGGTACCAGATTTTGTATTCCAAATCAGTGGTGAGGCGCATGTATGAGTACATGCCGAAAGCAGCCTGATAAAATCCATACTTGTCATTGTATCGCTGCTCTGCCAAATAGTTCAACTCTGATGTTTGAAACATCAGCATGTTACTATCTGGCATGAAAATAGGATCGAGAGTTATTGGCTCCATTATTTGTATTTTACAGTGGTAAAATTTGTTGCGCTTAAAGCTTGATCGTAGCCTTCAAGGCTTTCCCAAATGCTTTTTCGGTGTCGCTTAGTCCGGTTTTGGCGTTGCCTTCCCCTGGCTTTGGTTCGTCCAGTTTCTTGCCAGCCAGTTCCGCCGCCAGGTCGTTGATCGTTTTAGCCTGGGCCTCAACGGTGCCTTTCAGGGTTTCAACAACCGACTTTTCAGCAAAAGCCGAATCATCAATTTTCTTTAGCCCTAGTTCAGCCACGGCGGCGGCTACCATTGTTTTGAGTTCTTCCGCATCGATTTCAGCCTTGAGGGATTTGATACCTTGCAAAGCTTCGATAGCGGCCTGTTCAGTTGCGTTTTCTGGAATATCTACGCCAAACAGGTCTTTGATCTTTTTGAAAAGTCCATTCATTGTTTTAGTATTTGGTGAAGCCTTTGGTATCAGGCCCTTTATTGAAGTGATAAGAGAATCGGAGTTTGCGGGAATTGGGGTGATTGAGATTTCGTAAAGTGCGGCAATATCCAGGAAGAAAGTATTTGTTTGGGGTTCGTATAGGCTCTTTTCCCAGTTAGTCAAGTACCCAATTGAAAACCCTTTTATATAGCCCTCTTCCAGCATCCAAGAATCTGACCAGGACTTCGACACGTAACCGCGCACAAAAAGCCCGTCTTGCATTGCCTCAGCTTCCAGAATTTTACCGACTGCTTTGTTTTCGTTGTGGTTGAATAGGAGTGTGCCGTACCCGTTTTTCATGTACCCGTCAACGGTGTCCTGATTCCAGTTGTAAGCGGCTACAACATCCCCTAAAAGGTCTTTGCTAGTCTTATTTGCGTAGCCTTCGACATAGATTCCATAGTCAGGAACCATTGATTTAAGCCTTTCCGGTGGCTCTATCGCCTTGTATTCCCATGCTGTAAAGACTTCATCCGGCTTTACTTTGTCCAAAACCTCGGCCATATGTACGATTTTCAACAAAAATCTACTTATTGCACGGGCTTTGGAATGGTGGCGGGTTGGTGGTCGGACGTTTTTGACTGAAAAATAAATTTCATTTCAGGTAAAATAAATTTGTGTACTATTATAAATGCACTTATATTTGTGTACATTAATTCACAACATAACTTTACAACATGGAAACATTCAACTACAAAGTGAAAATTTTATCTAGGGGAAAATGGATACCCGATCCATTTAGCGTGATTGTAAGAACCGTAAATAATGGAGTTGATACATGGGGATTATTCAACCCTGGATCAAAAAAATTTATAAAGCACCTGACCTACTCAGAAGCAAACGAATACTTTTTAAACCCCAAAACCCATAAGGCATATGGAGAACCAAAAGCAAGTGGGACTATATTTTTCACTCCTGCTTATCCAGCAACATTTAAACCATAAGCTATGGAAAACTTTGAAACTTTAACTCTTGATTTAATACCAGGAAACACCCCTAGGGAGAAATTCAACAACATGCTTAAAATCGCTGAATTGTTGAATGATCTTTCATTCCCGAAAAGAGGCGAAGAAAAAAGCCTGGTTGATTTAATTGAACAGGCATTACAAATATCAGACGAACCTATTGATATAGGATAATAACCCGCCCCGAAAGGGGCTTTTTTATTTCTTACCCGTTACCCTTCTCAATTTCCTCTCAGTCAATCCCCACTTTATCCGCAATTGCTCACAGCTCATGCCCTTTTGTGAGTCCTCCCGTATCAATGCCGCCGTCAATTGCTCATAGGTCATGTTGAGCAGTAGCGCCAAAGGGGCTTTGGGGATGTCGGCAATACTTGAAGCTTTCGCCCCGGCAATGCGGTTGTAAAAAATCACAATCACTTTTTCGATGTCGATGCGGGTAGACTCCCTTCGTGTATAGCCCATTTGATCCATTTTTTGATGTCCTTCAAATCTGCACAGCATTCAGAGCCGCGCCAAAATCCAAGCTGGAAAAGCGTCTTCGCATCCTCCCAGGTAATTTCCTGTTCTGCCATGTCTGCAATGGCTTGCTTTTGTTCTTGTGTTAAATGTACTGTCCTGATCATTTTTCTTGTAAGTTATGCCAGTGCTTTGTATATTTGAGTTCTCATTTATTAAGATTGTTATTAATCATTGCATTTGGCGCGGTTCTCACTGCGCCTTTTTTATTGTATCGTGTTTTCGCTTTCTTCAACAAGGGTTACGGGTGTGCTCACAAAGCTCCCTCGGTGGTCTTTAAGGGCCAGGGCTTTGAATAGCCGATACCCGTAGTAATCAACAAGCACAGGTTTTCGAAAATCAAGCTCCTTGTAATCCTGCTCAGTAAGCCAAAGCAATAATTCGAAGTCAGCCTTTTTGTAAAAATCCTTTACAATTTTCAATCTCCAAAACGCGGTGTAAAAGTCGCCATTACTTGATCCGTACACGGGACGGTAAAATCCGGCTACACTTACCGCGCGTGTGGGCCACTGCGATAAGTACCCAAACTCTGAGATTGCAGCGCCTTCGTAAACGAGTTGGTAAGGATCGCCGCTGCTGTTCAGTTGCTCCACTAGCCCGTGGTTGTACGCTACCCGATACCCCAATTTTTTACTCAGTTTCCCATCTTCATTGTCCCATAGTGCCATAAGTGCGGGGGTTGCGTCAACGCTGGAACCGTCAGGAAGGAACCCGATTTCCTCAACTGTGGTGTCTCGCTCAATAGTGGGTTCAAAGATTGGGTTTTCAAGGGTCTTGGTTTCCTCTTTTGCACCCCCGGTGTCAACGAGTTTTGACCAGATTTGTACGGGAAAGTTGCGGCTTTCGATGAACGAATCAGAACTTTCTTTGAATTGTAGGCGCAAATACCGTTCGTGCTGCTCTGTTATTTCCCGTTTGACCAAAGACCCACCTTGTACTTTGGTGGTCAAGTCCAGGGCAGAGTTTAAGAAAAAGCCCTCCATTACGGTAGCGTCAATACTGGTTTGATACGGTGGATAAAGGCTGATTGTTTTTGTGTTGAAGTCGGGTTTGATGATGCCACTGACCATGTGCTGCATCCCCTTGAATAAGTCCAGGGCGTTCAAATTAGGGTCAATGAGATCACCCAAATTGATGGTGTCGTTTTCGATGTAGCGCGGAGGGTCAGGTTCAAAGCTCAATCTCCCCCCTGGTGAAATACTCCAAGGGTAATCAATACCCCCTGGCGTTATGTTGTCTGTATATCCTGCGTACACGCTGAATGTGTCTCCCTCGCTGACATTCTCAATCCTAAAATCTATTTCGACAATTATCGTTTGTGCTTCGCCTGGTATTCCCTGAATTTGTTCCAGTAAAATTATATCGCCAGATGTTACGGCACTGCTCCAAATCAAAATCAGTGACCATGTTGCGCCGGGAAGGTTTGCGGGGGTTTCTTCGAGTTCAACAATAAGGCTCATTCTTAAATTCAGGTCAATTTCGTTTTGGCTTGCGGTTCCAGAAGGGTAGAGGTATCCCCCAGGGAATGCGAGGATATTATCATACAATCCAAAGGGGTCGTAAATAGTATCAGGGAAAATCAAATTGCTCATTGTCCCGTCAAGGCTCATGCTCCCGTTGTTGCCTACTGTCACCCGCAAAGGGTCTTGTTTGCCTGCGTAGCTATACCAGTGCTCACCTGAGATCATGCCAAAAAGCCTATTGAGTGGCGCTACATCCCAAACGCTACTTTCAAACTGCCAACCAATTGCACAAAAACAGGCCCGCATGACTTTGGTAAGATTGAACCACATGCGCAAATCCTTGAGCGTTGCGCTTCCTTCTTGGTTCCAACCGCCATAACTTGCTAGGGTTGGCGTTGCCATGATTGTTGTATCGCTCCAAGCCGCTGCAATTTCTGCATCTGTGTACTCAAATTCCCCTAAATCCACGTCCCGAACCCGTAACCTTTGCAGCTTTTCAGCCCAATTAGAGCCGTAAATTTCAACTTCGTACCCATCCTCTTTGGTTTCTGTCAGTCGGATTTCGTCAAACTCCAAAATCTCGCCATTGTCCCAAACCCAAACATCAATTGCCCCAGTGTAATCAGCAAAGAAATAGTCATTGCCTGGGCTGCGCGGTAGCGTAAAAGACAGAGCAACCTCCTGACTTACCTTGTTCTCGGTATCAAGCTCGCTACGGCTCTTTGACTTGCGAATGCCGTAATCCTCTGGCAAATCAAAATAAAACTCACCATCGGTTATTAAATGCGTAGGAATCCCAGAAATTTTCTTTGCTTTTATCATTTCGTTGGTGTAGATTTGTGGCGTTGTGAATTATGAGGTATTTGTTTTATGTTCATGAAGATTAGGCATAGGGGTAAACATGTCACTGCGGGGGGGTTAATAGCCCCCTTTTTTATTTGTGCCACTTCGTACCGGATGCACTTTTAAACACGCCTTCAAATCGCTTATCCCCTCCCCTGTTCATGTTCACAAAGTTGCCTCTGGTCATTTGTAGGCGCTCAAGCTTCGATACCGTTCCCGAACTCGTTTCCACTTGCTTGATTCTGTAAATCTGTGGGCTTCGCTGCAATTGCTCAAACATGCCCCGGTTTAATTCATTGATGGGTTCGGAGATGTACACCAACTCGTTTTGTGCATCGGTGATGGTGTCCACTCTGGCAACGTCCTGTATTTGGTCTTCGTAGTCACGGCCCCCAGGCTCAAAGATTCGGGTTGATGCCGTTACGCCTTGATTAAGTGCTCGAAGTTCTCCGAACCTGATACTATCAAAACTGCCAAGATCGCCCAGGTAGATGATCACTTCTTTGCAATCGCAATCCATGTGCGAAAATGTTCTGACCAACTTTTCAGAATACGCTGTTTTCACGTCGCCATCTGTGTAGGCGAATACCTGAATATCTACACTATCCGCTGTATCAAGTAGGCCCGTATACGATCCGTTGAGGGTGCCAATTGGCACAAAAAAGAAACGATGTGCGTCGGTGTCCGGTGAAGCCGCTACGGTTTCGGTGGTTTCCCCAATGTGAATTGTAAACTCAATCAGGAAAGGATCAGCGGTTCGCCATGATCCGTCATTGACCAAGTAAATACCCGCAAGCTCAAAGAAGTCATTGCACAGATAGCGCCTTGAGGGGTTGCCTGTTACCCATTTTACCAGCGGATCGCCTGGGCCAATGTCGCTGGGGTCACTGGTGTATGGTGCAAACCCTAATTGGTCGGTTGGTTGAAAGATGGAATTGACCAGCGTAAACAAATCACCTTGTACAACTTCTTCCACGTCCTGTTGGCAGATACTATTTTGGTTGATCAGTGCCGCCTTAAACAGGATGTACATGTAAAATTTATCCTCAGCCCAAAAAAGCAGATCGGTTTTGGGTTCATAAGTGCTGAATAAAAAAGCAGGATCGAATTTAATGGAACACACTCCATTTACCCCACTGGGATCAATTGCGGCTGATTTGCGGCCCACTATGCGGGTTGAGTCTGCGTACAAATCCCAAATTACAAACTTTGATTTCCTGCTTTCGGTGGTGCCATTGGTACTGGAAACTGACGGCGGGTTGGTGAGTGCGTTAAATACAAAGGTGAACGGAGACAATGCCCCAGGCTTTGACCTGGTTGCGGTCACTACGCCCCCGGCATGAGTTACAACCCAGTCCAGAAAATCGGGGTTGATCGAAAGCATCCCTGCAAAATTGGCGGCGGTGTCTTCTTTGGCGGCTTCGTGGTGGTAAGTGAGTGCTGTAAAAGGGAATGCTGAATCGGTGGTAAAGAGTGAATCTACAGCAATAACTTCCAGTGCGTCGGCTTCGGCCCCGTCCACAAATGTTACCGTGAACGTGGCGAAAGCATCCGCACTATTCAAAAAATCCGTAGTGCCTAACAACCATTCCATGTACTTGCTCTTGGGCTGTGGTACGGTGTCGCTTGGTTGGCTTGTTATGGTGAAACTCATATCTTGCTTTTTTGTTCTGCCTGTGCAATCCTTTCATTTTCCCGGTTGGCTACGACTAGCCCGGCCTCAACCCCTCGTTTAGCTCCGACTCCAACGGCTGCGGCCATGGTTTGGATCGAGTTGGCATCTATTGAAACTATGCTGATACCACCGGACACACCCACATTCATTTTGGAGAAATTCGGCTCAAGTAACCCCCCTTGCTCAAACTTTACCCCATAACCTCGATCCGCATTGATGGCAGATAATACAACCCGTTTGCCTGGGAAGTTTACCGCGCTCAGTTGTTTCAAAATAGGGTAGTATCGCCCGGTGTTGTGCTTGTTGACTATCGCGGTTCCTCCTTGCCCGTCATCTCCTATCCATTCCCCACCCTCGGCTTCAATGGTGGTGTTTCCTACCTGAACAGGAACGCCCCCATGTGCGTGGCTTGGGCCTTGTATGATCATACCTTTGGCGGCTTTTTGTGCGCTGATTTGGGCAATTTGGCTTGTGGTGGTGAAGGTTAAAAAAGCGATTTGGGCAGCCTTATACAAAGTGCCAAATGGATCAGGAATTGTTGAAGGAGTCGAAAGGATGTTGACTGTACCTGATGCCAGGGAGGAAAGCGCCGCCGCAATCCTGAAACGCTTTTGCTGCTCAAATTCTTTCTTTCTGATGCGCTCCTGCTCTGCTGCAAGCTCCTTTTCAAGCTTTTCTTTCTTCTTGGTGTTATCCCCTGCAAGTTCAATTTCTTTGGCGTAACGCTCTTCAATGGCGTTTAATTCGGACTCATTGCGCGCACTGGCAATGCCTGATATTGCGGCCCCGGCTTCTGTGAGTGTGTCAAAGAAACGACCAGAGGTGAAGAAGTTTCCAAACTCTTCAAGTAAAGCATCTAGGCTTACCTCAAAATCTGTTCTGATTCGGTCGGTTGCATCCTTGGTAAACTTGGTTGATGCGTCGTTGATCTCAAGCCCAAGCCCTGCAAGGCGATCAATTAAGCTTTTGCCGACTACCCTTAAACCCTTTTCGGCCTGTTGAACCTGCTTTATTACCCCATCCTCGGTTACGGTTTGGGTGCGTTGGAAGGTCTTTTCTGAAACACCCTGAACTTCTTTTACTGCTTCAACAAATCCGGTTAGGTTGTCGAGTAGTGCCTTTTGTTCTTTTTCGGCTTTGCCTAATTGGTTCTTTGCTGAAAACAGGCGTTCAAATAGTGCTGGTTGGTCTTTGGGGCTTGCCTGGTCAATCTCTTTTTCGAGCCTTGAAACTTCACCGCGCAGGAATGACAGTGAATCTTTTGCGAAACTCTCAACTATTTTTTTGGCCTTACCTGCGCTAGATGCCAATTTGTCCAAGCCCTTTGCTGCTTGTTCTGTACCTGCTCCGAATTGAAGCACATCGCCTTTGCCTTTGTTGGCCAGGTCGGTGAATGTTTTTAGGCTTTCCGCCGATGCCTTGGTTTTCTTTTCGGTTCGGTCAAGTGGGCTAAATATGACATTATAAAAGTCGGTGACCTTGTTTCCCAAGAACGTAAAGCCCTTAATCAGTCCGTTGACTGTAGCAACCAAGAACTCAAAGGGCTTTTGCGCCAGCTTCCCGGCCTTGTTCAACAAATCAAAAGCAGCGGTTAGCCCGTCCGACTCTTTACTTGCTCCCGTCAAGTCCTTTGCAAGATCGCCAATTGATTGCCCAAGCGGTGCAATGGTTTTGCCTAATTCCTGAATGCTTGTACCTGCATCCCTTGCGCCTTGAATCAAAGCTAAAAAGAAGTCTTGAACATCGGAGGACACAAAAAATTCTCGGATGTCGTTGATCAATCGCTCATAGGCCCCGGCTAAGTTGTTGTTTTTGGCCGCTGCTTCATCAAGTAGTGATTGTTGTCCTTCAAGGGCTTTATTTGCAACGCCGATATTTTCAGATAATCTTTCGTTGGCTTGTCCAAGTTTTAGGAAGGTTTCAAGTTCACCCGCCCCGGTAAGCCCAACGGCTTTGAGTTTGCTTGATAAATCAACATTGTCTTTGGATAGTGTTACGGCCCGGCTTGATGCCAATTGCAAAGCTTTAACAAGATCGGTGTTTACTAAGTCTGTGAATGACTTAGCCTCAATCCCTGCATCTTTCAACACTTTAGGGGTTATCCCAAATTCTTTGGCAAATTTCTTGGAGTCCTGAGTAAGTGCCTGAAAGATACGCCCCGTTGCGGTGCCGCCCCTTTCTGCTGTAACGCCCAATTCTTCAAGGCTTGCGGATATGCCCAGGATTTCGCCTGCTGTAAGACCAAGAGGTGTGCCAAGCGCAGCTATTCGGCTTGCAAAATCGGTAATTCCATTGGCTGACGCTGCACCATTTGCGGCTAAAACATTCAATCCATTGCCAAGCGAAAGCAAGTTTCCTGCCAGTAGTTCCCCGTCTGTTGTGGCCCCAAACAAGACGTTTGAAAGCTTGCCTACCTGATCCGTTACTACTTCTACGTTGCCGCCAAAATCATCGCCCAGGGCCACGTTAAGCACGTCAATTGCCTTGGTAAATTCAAACACTCCCTTTTCGCCCTCTACGCCTAAACGACCCGCAACCGTGGAAATATTCAACAATTCCTCCAAGGTTGTGCGCGTGTCTAACTTCTTCAATTCCTCAGTGAGCGAGGTAACTTGATCAAAACTTAGCCCTGTTGTTTTGACCACGTTGGCCTGAATATCCGCAATGGCTTTGTTTAGCTCAAAGAGTTCTTGCAATCCCTGTTTTGCCAAGGCAGCAACCGCAACAATACCCCCGGTAACTAAGCCCCCGGTTAAAGCGTCTCCAAGTTTGTTGAATGAGCTTGAGTAATTACCAACATTGCGTTGGAAGTTACCTAAGTTGGCATCGATGCTTTTGAGTTCCCGGTCAAGTTCTTTGATTCGCGTAATGGTGCGCTGACCAAACGCCCCTTGTCTTTCCTCTGCTGTGAGGTCTTTGTAGGAGTTGCGAAGCCGAACCAATTCAGCGTTCAATGCCCGGTATGAGTTCTTGCCCTGATCCGCATTTTGTTTGAATTGATTGATGGCGTTGCGCTCTTCTTGTCGCTGCTCTTGCTGGATTGTCTTGAGTGCTGCGATCTGGTTTCCTAGCCGCTTGTATTCGTCGGTGTTGAACTTCTCGGCCTGACGGGCTTTAGTGGTGTCCCGTATGGCTCTAGCCAATTCCTCTTGGCTATTGACCGCCGTTTTAACGCCTTTGATCTCGACTTCGTAAACCAGAACCTTTGTCATGCTGCTATTTTTCGTGCTTCTTCAATCGCTTCACGGTAGATTTCATCAAAGTTTTCTACCAAAAGCTCGAAGACTTTAAACTGCTCTTCGATTATTTTTTCCGCATTCATCTCAAAGCCAAACTTTATCCACTCAGTACGCCGCCCGTTCTTTGAAAAGGCAAACGATCCAGGCAATGGGAACCCAAGCACAGCGGCTTTATTGAGTGTTAGAAACGTGAACTGTTTTAGATTCGACTCAGAAAGCCCAGGTTTTACAACTCTGGCCCACTGCAATAGCCTTGCCTCTGCTGCTGCGCTTGTGTCTACCTTACTCGCTGGTATTCCCGTGTCCAAATCTAAAAGGTAATCATTGCCCTCTATGCCAATGCGCAAAGTATCTCCGACACTTTCGACAACTTTTGCCTTTAATGAGGCTATGCCCCGGCCTGTTGCTACGTGGCCTTCATCCCTTAGTTCGTCCTTGCCTTTCTCAGCAATGGTCTGTACTGCGTTTAGGGCAATGCCTACCAATTCCTGATACGTGACTATCCGCATGACTCGCAGTTTGTGACGGGAACAACTGAGCTAGTGGGGTCACTGTATTTCATTCGGGTTTCAATGGTTTCGCACACTTGGATCGTGAACTCAACCGCGTAACCCCTTGCGCCGCCAATGGCCCCGTCGCTGTATTTGGTAAACTTCCACTGCTCTGGAACTATAATGAAGTTTTCAAGCCATTGTCCATATTCGCTGACAGCATCTATCAAGTCATTGTCAATGCGGTAATCTATTTCGTTTCTTGTCATCCAAAATTCGCCCTCAGTGGATTCAACTAAATAATGATCCATCAATTGCCGAATGAACGAGCGCAAAAGGTAGAGCGTATTTTCAAAGGTGCTTTCGGTTCCCAATACCTCCGGTGGGCAATTCTCGCAGGTGTTGCGATCAAAAGCTACTACCAACAAATCCAGGTAAATCCGGTCGCTTTTGATGGAGTTGGTATAGGCCCCTGTTTCCTGTATCACAATCCCAGGGTATTCAAAGAACATCTTGGATGGATCAGACCCCGCCGCATCCCAATTACGGGAAAAGAATCGCCCGGCTTTGTAGTCCCCATACGTGGCCCCCAACGACGGGTGCATGACGCTGGGCTGCATGTCATCCACAAAAGCAGCAAAGGAGTTGACCCGGTGAGGCACTCCCTTTTTGTTTTGTTCCCTTGATGCCATTTGAGCTACGATCTTTCGGCAAATGGCTATAAAATCAGCCTTGGTTAGTACTTTCATACCTGTAAATCATTCATTTTTTGTTCAATAAAATCGGCATCAGCCCTAAGCCTTTCGACAAGCTTTTTCAATACCTCTTCTCTCGTTTTGCCCTCCACTCCAATCACCCCAGTTGAAATATACTCAGCTTCGTATCTGCCGCAAAAATCAACTTTGATTGCCCCTTTAAAGTGATTGTTTTGGTATGAGGTAAACACGTCCGTTGATCTTTTGATGCACTGGTCAATTGGTATTTGGCCGGAAGATTCTTCGATGCTCGTTGTTTTAAATTCATTCATACCCGTGAATTTTTAAGTGAAGAAATGTCAGCCCAAAGAGCTGGTACATTGTCAAGGGATAGTGGGCTATTCGATGCAAGGAAGTGGGAAACAAACCACTGATCTAGTTTTGAGTTATACCATGCAACAAAAACCCTATTGTTAGAATCCATGCAAAGCACGTCCTCGCTATCTGAATGCTTTTCATTGCATTTTGGCTTTTGGTCTTTTACTTCAATCCAATTTATCGTGGATGCCAAACTCATACTCTGCTATTTTTTAAAGAAGTAAGAAAAACAAAATCCTCAAAGTCGCTCTTCCAAAGTGACTCCATTCCTCCGATGTACCATTGTTCCCGTAGTGCTGCATCGAGTAGCAACCGCCAGCCCATTAGCTCAAATGCTTCCCGCGCCGCCGCTTCACGATCCCGGGTTTCTTTCGACTTAGTTCCTGAACCTTGATAGGGCGAGCCGTTCCAGAAGAATTGATAATCCGGTTTTGAAGCCAGATTAAGTAGGAATTGATCAAAAAAAAACGAAGGGTTAAGACTTCGCCAGCGGTTACAGTTCTGAAAGTTTGCATCCTGTCGTTTAAGAATGATTCCAACTCTTTACGGTTCCAGGGCAATGACTCTCCTTTCTTTCTTACAAGTATTGCCAGTTCTCGCAGCCCTAAAGTGAAGTCCATACTGCCAAGGGCAAACTTCTTTTCTTCCAGGTTCTTTTCGGCTATGCGCCTGAACTCAAGCACTTCAATTGCTTCGCCTGTACTCACGCCTTCCAATGTCAAAAACTTAGCCGCCTTGAGTTGATCCAATTGGTATTCTTCGCCACCGACCGCCAACTTAAAAACTTTATCCTTGAGCGTTTCAGGCTTGAAGGCATTGATAATCGTGTTCAGGTGTGCGTATAGTCGCATAACAGATAGATTGTCGCCTATCGTGACAGTAAAGCCGTTTAAAAACAATTCTTCAAGCGGTTCATCAAGTGAAAACGGTAAATCCCAAATCCATTCCCCGTACACGTAAGCCAATGCCCTGGTAATTGACAGTATTGCGGCCTGGCTGTCCTCGGTTTCTTGTGCTGTAAAGTATTCCTGCTCCTGGTCTTTGAAGTCACAAAATGCCTCCCACTGTATTTCATGTGCGGTAAGCGGTAGATTGATGGTGGCCCCGGTGGATAGCTTTGCAATCATTATCCGCAAGATTCACATTCGACCGACGTTTCCCGCCCGGCTTTGGCTGAGTAATCGGGTTCCTTTTTGTACTCGCTTGGCTGCTTGGCTTGCTTTGCGGGTATCTCTTTGGGTTGGTGGTTGAGTCCTTCTTCGTTTACAAAAAAGTCCACAACCTTAGACATATCAGCAGGGTAGAAGTCTCTTAAACAAAGCATCATTGAACGCCAATACTGCGCCCTAAACCCTGCTTTCTTGGCATCTTCGTAGGCTCCCATGAGTGCGTTAAAAATCGCCTCTGCTTCGGGGTGTACCCACTCGCTTTGCTGGCCTTCGCCTGTTTGCTCAATTTCGGTTTTGACTTTTGCCATTATGTTTAGTTGAGATTTAAATAGTTATCGACCATTATAAAACACTCCATCCTTAACCTCCATAACAAGCTTCATTTTGCGAATCAGCCTGTAAATTACAGGAATTGCACGGTTATATTTCCTGCCTTCTGTATCTATTTTAACACACTCCGGATAAAACTTATCAGCAATATCCTTTACGTGAAAATCCCCAATAGGTAAATCTGATTCTTTAAATCTTGCCATTATGTTTGATTTATCCTTTACCTGTTTTCATTTCGCCTGGCCTTGGAACATGCTTCACAATCCAGGTAAACCCATACCGCCCAGCATCTAAGCTGTGGTTGTATTGATCAATTGGGGTGTCGCTTTTCTTATCAGCCCACACGTAGTTATCAAGCTCGTTTTTGATGTTAGGGCTATCGGACGTGACAATTATTTCGTAATCCTTCATGTCCTTAATGCCCTGAATAATGGAGTTTGGCCCTTTCTTCGCTTCGATCACCCTGAACCCTTTGGAGCGCAAAAACATCACAGTTCGCTTTTCGTTGGTGTCTGACACAATGGGCTTGCTCTTATCCGGTATTGCGTCGGTCATCATCCGTAGAAGCCCCTCGTTTGAAAGCTCCGTTTCGTAAATCAGTTCTTTGAGGTAAATCTTTTTCCGCTTTCTATCCACTGCGATCTTCACAAGTGCCAACGGATCAGGAAAGTACCCAAAGTCCATAGCGTAAATATACGGCAACTTTTCATCAAATACACCCTCAGCCCAATCCT